ATGCTCTTTTTGTGTCCCACCGTCAATGCCTCGGACGGAAAGGACACAAAAATGAAAAACACAGTCAATCAGGAGTCAAAGCAGTTTTACCTTACCATCGATGGTCAAGAGGTAACAGTAACCGAGGAGGTGTACAGAGCCTACAAACGACCAATCTGGGCGGAGCACAAACGTAATGACCGGCAGAAACTATGTCAGGTTAGTGACGGCAAGGGTGGCCTGAAAAGATGCACCGAAGATTGCTCTACATGCAGTCGCACTAAGGAAGGCAGCTTCCTTTCACTAGATGGCCTCGAAGAAGCAGGATACAGTGTAGAGGACCGTGCACAGGATGTTGCGGAGATTGTTGCGGAAAAGATGCTTCTTGAAGAGCTTTTTAAGGTTCTGGAAGAGCTAGATCCCAACAGTCAACGTATCTGTGGACTGCTTATGGAGGGACATTCGAAGCGAGAAATTGCGCGAATCATGTCAATTCCACAGTCAAGCTTTGAGTATCAATTCAAAAAGCTGATGGCATCTTTAAAGAGTCGGTTAGAAAGCTTTATCTAAAACACAAAAGACAGGCGGTGCTGATGTAACAGTCAGTACCGCCTGTCTTTTTAATCCTTCTTATAAAACATGGTCTCATAGCCATCGGCTCTAAGTGCCAAACCTTTGATCCAAGGAGGTGTTCTTCCCATCTGCTCACAAACGGCTTCAAGGGAAAAACCCATGCTTGATTCAATAATTAGCTCGTCATGAACGTGACCGCAGATAAAGCAATGACGGAGTGTATACATGGCGTATGCCAGGATATCCCTGCTGATTGCCTGCACAATATTTTCTGTAAACTTCGGCCCATAACTTTCAATGCGTTCCCACTTTTTAGTGTTGCCGGTGCCTTCGTAGGTGACAGACTCACCCCCGAACTGATTCTGTTCGATCTTAGGCTTAACATAGGAAAGCCGTCTGCCGGAAGGAAGCTCAATAAAAAGCATACCCTTTTGGTAGTAGAACTTAATGCCGTGCGTTTTGGTATGGGTTCTGAATCGAACTGCCTCTTTAACAGTTCTGTCAACATCCCACCACAGCTTTGTTATCTTCGGGTTTGAAGCTCTCCAGGAATCAACCAGCGGCTGCAGTTCATCTTCAGTAAGGCCCATTTCCAACGCGCCCATAGCTTTAAGTGCTCCAGTGCTGCCGCCATAGCCAAGAGCCAATTCTGCGATTTTGCCTTTTTGCCTAAGGTGGCTATTTACACCATGCTTTTCAACCGGCACATGGAACATAGCAGAAGCCGAAGCGCAGTAGATATCATCATTGCTTTCAAATACATCTAATCGCCATTGCTCACCAGCTAAGAAGGACAGAACTCTTGCCTCTATAGCACTGAAGTCGCTCACAATAAATTTGTATCCTGACCTTGGAATAAAAGCGGTTCGGATAAGCTGAGAGAGCGTATCCGGTACATCCTCATAAAGAAGTTTCACTGCATCATAATCTCCGATCTTTACAAGGGAACGTGCATCTTCCAAATCAGGGATATGGTTCTGAGGAAGGTTCTGCAATTGTATATGCCTGCCTGCCCAGCGACCAGAACGGGAAGCGCCATAATATTGGAACATGCCGCGAGCCCTGCCATCTAAGCAGACGGTGTTCTGCATGGACTGATACTTTTTAACGCTACTTTTTGCAAGCTGCTGGCGAAGCAGTAGCACGTCACGTTGATCCTCTGGTGCAGTATTTATGAGAGTGGCGACATTCTTTTTGCCAAGCGACTCGGTTTCAACACCGTTATCAGAAAGCCATTGTTTTATTTGCACGACGCTGTTTGGGTTATCAAGGTTGGTAAGCTCCTTCATTGCAGCGGTGAGTTCTTCTTTGGATTTCTCATCAAAGATGATAGCATTTTTAACAACGCCCATATCAAGCAGGATACCTCTGTCATTAATCTCCTGATCCAGATGATATTCATCCCATACAAACTCAGGTGCCGTATAGCTTTCTAAGCGCTTTTTGACTGCTTGTTCCACTTCAACATCCCGGATATTGTATTTCTTAAATAAGGACCATTTGGCCATATCGTGTTCAGGAAGGTTACGAGTGCGGCCACCATTTACTTTGGTAGGCTTACATGGAACGCAGAAATATCTGATGAGGTCCTTGCCTTCTTTTAGTTTTTGCGCACCGAGCTTAAGCACTGCGCCAACACCTTCAAGTGAAAGCGGTAAGCCCATATAAGCTGACCATATCATACTGCAGCGCCAAGAAAATGGATCAAGGTAACCTCCAACAGTGTCCTCTGGGATGCTGTAGCTTCTAAACTTTTCTGGGTAGTGCTTACGGAGCCAATATGATAAACAGACACGCTCGAATGAAGCATTAAAGGCCCATTTTGTTATGGCATTATCGGTTAATGCATTTAATATCTCTTCTGGGATTTTCTCACCTAAGGCCAGGTCAATAACGTGTACCTCGCCGCCGTTAACAGCGTAGCCAAACAGTAGTATTTCAAATTTTGGAGATTCTGCATAGCGATAGACACCGCACTTGGAAAGGTCCACATCTGAGTAGGTTTCCAGGTCAAGGGAAAGTGATTTTATATCTTCCATAACATCGTCCTTTCAAAAGAATAAGGGCGGCAGCAGGAGTGCTACCGCCCAAGCGATTAAAACTTATCGAGTGGATCGTATTGTTTCTTCGCTTTTTCGCTTTTGTGCCTTTTGATGCTGCTGATCAAATCCTTGGCAACCATGACTACGAACCCGATTACAATCAGCTGATACATAACAATTGCTTCGATTATAAGAAAAGTTTTCATATGATTTACCTCATTTCTTTGATTGTCTCGGGTGGCAGCTTTTCCTACCACCCGGATTACATTTACCGATTAGGAAAGGAATTCATCATCTTCCTCAGTAGAAAAGTCATCTTCAGCGTTAGACTTGCCACCAAGATGCTCACCATCACGGAGCTTCTGAAGGTTATTAAGGGAACAAGCGATACCCTTATTTCCGTTGGTATTAAATGCGAAGAAGTTGACACTGGCACGTCCATAAACACCGGAATAAATCTCAGAACGCTCTATGATAGGCTGACGGTCGGCATCTACGATGCCAGGAGCAGAGCTGTTGTTGGCATTCACAAAATACGCATTGGCGTAAACGGGATCATCAGGACGTTCCACATCGCCATCACGAAGAGGAGTCTTAAGGGTTGCAAGAGGCGGCACAGTACGACCATTGCCTTTGAGCTTGCCTTCACCTTCGTGGTAGGCTGCTTCTATTGCAGATTTAATCTTCTCGATTGTCTTCGTGTCAGACTTGGGGATAATGAGAGATACGCTGTACTTAGGGGTGCCACCATTAATGGCTTTAGGCTCCCATGCATTCACATAGCTAAAGCGGGTATCAGGGCCAGTAACAACTTTTAACGGATTAACTGTCTTTGTCATGATTTTTTTCCTCCTTGATTTTCATTGAAATCTTCATATGCTGAGTTGAATTCAGGCCGCTTGTCATCAGCAGTAACAAGGACTGGTTTTCCAGGTGGCTTAAAGGTTAGGCCACCGAGAATATCTTCAAATGTCTTCTTGCCGAGAAGTGCTGTCATGGCGGTTATGCCGAGTAACTTCTTCTCATAGGGGTCTTTGCCGGCTGCAATAACGACATCAGCTACTGCAGTTTCGTCGGTGTACTTTCTATTGGAACGACCGGAAACTAATTTAAAGCCTTCAAATTTGGTGCCGCTCAGAGCTTCCTTCAGAGCATATTCCTTGACATCATTAGCCCAGGAAACCAGCTCATCGGCTTTTATCAGGATGGCTGCGATCTCATCATTATCAAGAGTGGCGGGTACCTCAAAGTCGTACTTTGCGAGCTCCAGGCTGTAATCGGCACGCTTTCTGCAGGTTGCTTTGGCCTTGCAGAACTGGCAGTGCTCGCCAGCTTTGAATTCGCCCTCGCCCTTGATAGCAAGAGTTGCTGTAGGAGCCAGGACTTCTTCAGCCCACTTGATGAGTTCGATCTTAGAGATGCTGTACTCGCTAATGTTTTCTCTACGGGGCTGATAGATGACCAGGTGGACATTGTCGATGTCGTAAATACCATCGAATAGGGCCAAACCGCCAAGTGCATAGCAGAACATTTGCGGATTTCTTTCTGCTGATACTTTGATTCCGAGCCCGTATTTGTAGTCAATTACGGTAAGGGTGCCGTCTGCGATAATCAGGCAGTCAACATAACCATAACCTTCTGGTACGTATCTTGAAAAATCGAGCTTCTGTTCAATAAGCACCTGAGGATCAGCGCAGGTTTCTTTTGCTTTTTCAACCTGTTCAAGTACAAAGGCTGCATAGTTTTCTGCGTGGTCGTTCATTTCTTCATCGTAGAAGCTTAGTGATTCAGTCGGGTCCTCTGTATTAAGGCCCAGCAACTTTTCAAGCTTGTACTGTGCGAGGGTGTGAGCATCGGTGCCTTCCTGCGCAAAGCTGCTGGAAGAATCTTCGAACTTCCTACTAAGCAGGGCCGATGGTGGACACGCGATCCACCGGTGTGACGACGATGCGGAAAGCAGTGCGTGTTTTACGCTCATTGAATTGCCTCCGCATCCGCAAGCAATGCGGCATACTGTGACGGGTCTACGCTGGAGAGCTTGTCTGCACCATGTTTTTTCAGCAGATCCTTAAGCGCGTCTGTATGACCGGCTCTGGACATTTCTGCAAACTTCTTCCGAACCTCTACAAACGAATACGCTGGTTTCGGTTCCTCTGTCGGTGGTGCGGGCGTTTCGTGCTCGTCTGATGTGCTAGAGAAAAGCTCTGTCAGCGAGTCCGCAATGTTCATGAGGGTTTGTCCGCAGTCCTTAAGTTCAGACAGAACCTGACTCAGTTCACTCATCTTGCTCATTTGGAGTACCTCCTTCCTTTTTTTCTTGTTCCTTTGCAGACAAGGCCTTGATTTTCTGGGCCAGTCTCTTGGATACAACGCTGATGGCTGTGAGAGTGTCAGCAAGTTCTTCATCAAGCTGATGGTCTTTCGAAGCCTCTGCAGGGGTCTGTGTCTGCATGTTGTTACCTCCCTTCCCGAGAGGCGATTTTCCCTCTCTAATAGTCCCAGGACAGTTTTGTGTGGTTTGAACGAATAATCTTTTGGATTTTTTCGGGCCACACATTTTTCATGTCCTTCACTAGTCCCAAGACACTTAGAACGGAAATGAACGAAAAAAAGACAGCAGATTTTTAGTCTGCTGTCGCTCATATAAGGAAGGAAAAATTAATCATTAAAAAGTTCGTTCAAAGTGGTGGTTTCTGTCCTGGGACTGGTAGAGGGACTTTTATGCCGCTCGAATCTTTAGAAGGAGGTTCGCTTATGAACGAACTAATGAGATGTAAATACGGTACCGGCGGAGTGGACAAGAAAAACAGCGAAGGCTATCCCGATCCTACCGTATACGAGGCGCTGACAAACATTAAAAAGGAAGACAAGGTCTTCAAACCACTTGTGTATATCTGTTCACCTTATGCGGGTGACGTAGAGAGAAACACAGAAAAAGCCAAGCTTTATAGCCGCTTCGCTGTTATTGAAAGAAACGCTATAGCCTTCGCGCCACACCTATTATTGCCTCTATATCTTTCAGATGATGATCCAGAGGAACGAGAGCTTGCGATGTTCATGGACCTGGTCTTCTTAGGTAAATGCGATGAGCTGTGGGTGTTTGGAGAGAATATTACAAGTGGCATGCAGCGCGAGATTGATAAAGCTAAGAAGCGCCGCATGAAGATACGCTATTTTACCGAGGGCATGGAGGAGGTAGAAACATGCAATTAACAATCTGCAGTGCAAACTGCACCGGCAATCAAAAGAACTGCCTCTATCCAAATAAACGTGTGGTTACCTCGGTGGATGAACTGAAAGAAGCTGTGAAGGAAGACCACGTTTGTGCGGAGTATGAGAACAACTACCGCAGTGCAGATAATTTCTTAAAGTCGGATGTTATCGTAATGGATTGCGATAATGATCACAGCGAAGATCCAGATGAGTGGATAACGACAGAGGCTCTGGATGATCTGATGCCGGATGTCTCGTATGCGATTGCACCCAGCCGCCACAACATGCTTACTAAGGACGGGAAAGCAGCAAGGCCCAAGTTCCATGTCTACTTCTCAATAGAAGAGAGAGCAGATGCTGAGGAATATGTATCTATTAAAAGAGCTATCCATGCGAAGTTCCCGTTCTTTGATGATAATGCGCTTGATGCAGCACGTTTTATCTACGGTGCTGAAGCCGGTGAAGTTATCTGGCATGAAGGTTGGCTCACGATTGATGAGCTACTTCCGAATGTTCCTGCGCCTATTAACATAAGTGGCAGCAATTCAATACCTGAAGGTCGCCGAAACAATACGCTGTCTCGATTTGCTGGTCGGGTTGTGAAAAGATACGGCAGCACCAGTAAAGCCCATGAGATATTCTTGGAAGAAGCAAAGAAATGCGACCCGCCCATGGATGATGAAGAACTAACTGCTATCTGGAATAGCGCCATCAAGTTTGCAAGGAAGGTGCAAGGTCAGGATGGGTACGTTCCTCCAGATGATTACAATTCCGACTTTGACTCATTGAGACCTTCCGACTTTTCTGATATTGGTCAGGCAAAAGTACTGACTCGTGAATATGGCAATGAACTCTGCTACACCGATGCTACAGATTACCTTCGTTTTAATGGTGAGTTCTGGATGGAATCAAAGCAGCAGTCAGTTGGTGCAATGGAAGAGTTCCTCGACTTACAGCTTCAGGATGCCATCGATGAGGTGGAAAGTGCTCTTAATGCATTAGTTGCTCTGGGTGAAAAGGAAGAAGATATCCTTGCTGGAGGTAAAAAGTATGAAGCTTCACTTTCTGGTGATCCATTAAAGGCATTAAAAAAATATCAATCGGCGGTAGCATATAGAACTTTTGTAATGAAGCGCAGGGATATGAAATATGTCATCTCAGCCCTACAGGCCGCAAAGCCAATGCTGGAAATCAAAGTGAGCGACTTGGATAAGGACGAGTTTCTTCTAAACACACCAGGTGTTACTTATGACCTTCGAAAAGGTATTGCTGGAGGTCGTGCTCCGGAGGCAGCGGATTATATTACAAAGCAAACGACCACTTCACCGGGAGATAAGGGTGAGCAGATTTGGTTAGATGCCCTGAATACATTCTTCTGCAACGATCAAAAGTTGATTGATTATGTTCAACAGATTGTTGGACTTGCTGCAATCGGAAAAGTCTACCTGGAAGCGATCATCATTGCCTATGGTGGAGGTCGCAATGGCAAGTCTACCTTCTGGAACAGCATCTCCAGAGTGCTCGGTTCCTACAGCGGTGCCATATCAGCGGACACGCTTACGGTTGGATGTCGGAGAAATGTAAAACCTGAAATGGCTGAGCTTAAAGGTAAACGTCTCATCATTGCATCGGAACTGGAAGAGGGCATGCGCCTAAACACTTCTATTGTGAAGCAACTCAGCTCTACTGACGAAATCGAGGCTGAGAAAAAGTATAAGGACCCGTTCAAGTTTGAGCCTTCTCATACACTGGTGCTTTATACGAATCATCTGCCAAGAGTCGGTGCCAATGATGATGGTACCTGGAGACGTCTTATTGTCATTCCGTTCAATGCCAGGATTGAAGGTAAAAGCGACATCAAAAACTTTGCCGATTACCTTGTTAAGAATGCAGGAGCATACATCATGAGCTGGATCATCGAAGGTGCAAAGAAAGCTATTGAGGTCAACTTCCACTTTATTGTTCCGGCATGTGTTCAGGACGCCATTAAAGAGTATCGAGAGAACAATGACTGGTTGGCTTCCTTCTTGGAGGACTGCTGTGAGGTTAATAGGACATATCAGCAGAAATCCGGCGAGTTTTATCAGGAATACCGAGCCTATTGCGGGCGCAACGGTGAGTACACAAGGAGCACAACAGATTTCTACACTGCTTTAGATGTTGCAGGCTTTGAACGCAGGAAAACTAAGAGAGGTGTTTTCGTTTATGGTGTGCGCTTAAAAGAGGAAGAGTTTCTAGTTTGAGTTGCGCCGACCTGCAAAAGTATAAAAGGTGCAGGTCCGTTAAGGTCATATAGTAAAAGTCCCTATAGAGAGATTTTTAGTAAAAAAATGCCTATAGGAGGTTTATGCAGTGACCTTCCCAGACTTGCACCATTGAATGATGGAGATATTGCAATGAGAGAAAAAGAGATAGAAAAGAAGCTAACTTTGGAAGCAAAAAAACGTGGCGGGCTGGCAGTCAAGCTTGTATCTCCAGGCTTTGATGGTATGCCGGATCGAATCGTTCTAATGCCTGAAGGAAAGATAGCTTTTGTTGAAGTCAAAGCCCCTGGCAAGCGCCCGCGCCCATTACAGATGGCAAGGTACAAGCTGCTTAAAGGGTTGGGATTTTCAATTTTTATACTGGACGACGAGAGTCAGATTGGAGGGATTTTAGATGCAGTACAATCCTCATGATTATCAAAGGTATGCGATAAGCTATATCGAATCTCATACGGTGTCAGCAGTGCTGCTCGATATGGGTTTAGGAAAAACAAGTATCGCGCTTACTGCAATCAATGATCTACTGTTTGATTACTTCGACGCCCATAAGGTGTTAGTGGTAGCACCGCTTCGAGTGGCAAGAGATACCTGGCCTGCTGAAATTAAAAAATGGGATCATCTATCCGACCTGAATGTTTCTGTTGCCGTAGGAAGTACAGCTGAACGGGTTAGGGCGCTAAAGGCTGCAGCTGATATCTATGTAATCAACCGTGAGAATCTTTGCTGGCTCATTGATGAGAGCGGGCTTCCGTTTGATTTCGATACGGTCATTATCGATGAGCTTTCTTCCTTTAAAAATCATCAGGCTAAGCGCTTTAAGTCACTGATGAAGTTGCGTCCAAAAATAAAGCGCATGATTGGAATGACAGGAACACCAAGCAGCAATGGATTAATGGATTTGTGGGCCGAGTTCAAATTGCTGGACATGGGTGTTAGGCTTGGAAGGTTTATAACTGCATTTCGCAGTAACTACTTTATGCCGGATAAGAGAAATGGTCAGATCATCTACAGTTACAAGCCACTTCCCGGAGCTGAGACCTGCATCTACAAGAAAATTTCTGACATAACAATTTCAATGAATTCATCGGATTATCTTAAGATGCCTGAACTGATCAGCAGTGAATACACCGTAATGCTTTCTGAAAAAGAGACACAATGTTATGACGAATTGGCAAGAGACCTTGTACTAGAGCTCCCTGATGGTGAGGTTACAGCTGCTAATGCTGCGGCACTTTCCAATAAACTCTGCCAGATGGCCAACGGTGCCATTTATAACGACAATGGTAAAACGCAGGTCATCCATAATCGGAAGTTGGGCGCCTTGGAGGATATTATTGAGGCAGCTGCCGGAAAGCCGATACTTGTGGCCTATTGGTATAAGCACGACTACGAAAGAATCGTAGAAAAGCTTCAGAGCATAAAGGTCTCATTTTCCAAGCTGGATACCGCTGAAAGTATTCGAAGGTGGAATAGCAAGGAAATATCAGTTGGGTTAATTCATCCGGCATCTACTGGACATGGTTTAAATCTTCAGGCTGGTGGTTCCTGTATAGTCTGGTTCGGCCTTACCTGGTCACTAGAGTTATATCAACAGACAAATGCCAGGCTTTGGCGACAAGGCCAAACAGCTGAAACGGTTGTGGTGCAGCACATCGCTACAAAAGGCACTATTGATGAGCGTGTTTTAAGGGCTCTGTCCTTAAAGGATAAAAGCCAGTCAGCGCTTATCGATGCTGTCAAAGCTGATCTGCAAATGAGAGTCAATTAAAGACAATCCGTGCCAATCCGAGAGAAACTTAATTATTCGGAGGTACGACTATGAAGAACACAATTTCCCCTTATGAAAACCTGGCAAATGCTATCATCCTGCGAGCGGTAGCCGATTACCGAGATGCGCTTGGTATTCTGAAGTACAGCTCAAACGACGAGGATGCAACCATCAGCAAGAATGATATTGAGCGTTTTTTTCGTTCCGGATGGTTCGAGCTGCTAGCGAATGTTGATCCTGAAATGCTGATCAGCAGCTTTGTTAAGGAGGTGGCGTGACATGACCGCACGAGAATATCTGTGCCAGGCATATCGCCTAGACCAGCGTATCAACAGCAAGCTGGACCAGGTCGCTTCTCTAAGTGACCTCGCCACTAAAGCGACGTCCACTCTTACAGGGATGCCCTGCAATCCGAACCGTGCCACTTCCACCATGGCAGATGCCGTGTCGAAGATCGTCGACTTGCAGGCTGAAATCAACCACGACATTGACTGCCTAATTGACATGAAGCGAGACATGGTTATGCTGGTGAAAGCTGTTAGCAACACCGAGTTCCAAACCCTTTTAGAAAAGCGGTACCTATGCTATATGAGTTGGGAGCAGATTGCTGTTGATATGAACTACAGCATCCATCACCTATATAAAATCCACATTCTGGCGTTGGGTTCTTTCGATGAAATTCTCAATCTGCATACCTGATGATATCGCATATTATCCTTCTCCTGCTGAAAATGACGAACAAAACTGTGCAATGCATTTTTGAAATATTATAGGAATAAGAGCTGAAAACTTTTGCTACGATCTGTTTACTTTTTTGATATTTAGAGTATAATATAAACAGGAGGAGGTGGAAAAATGTTTAGTAAAAATCTAAAGTACTATCGATTAAAAAACTCTCTATCAAAGAAAGAGTTCGCAGAGCGAATTAATGTCACTCCGATGGCGATTACTAACTATGAAAACGGAGATCGCCAGCCAAGCATGGACTTATTAAAGTTAATGGCAAAGGAACTCGGAGTAAGAGTGTCAGATTTTCTTTCCATACGCAACGAAAATCTGGTTTTTTGTCATGGAGAGTTCAGAAAAAACTCTACTCTACCCGTTAAACAGCAAGAGTATATTCACGAATCCGTTGAAGAGTATTTCAATCGTTTTATGACGATCGTTGAAGTTCTAGGCGGCGAAGTACTTCCAACTGCTCCGAAGTGCCATATATTGCATTTTTCAGGAAATATTGAAGACGATGCTCGTTCCTTGAGACAGCATTTGAGCCTGGCTATCGACGGACCAATAGAAGATCTTATTGGCATCTTAGAGAACAAAGGCATCTTGATTTATGTATGTGATATTGACAACAATAAGTTTTCCGGAATAAACGGTTTTGTTAATGAGCGTCCATATATTGCTTATAATAAAAACATGACGCCCGAAAGGAATCGTTCTACTGTTGTACATGAACTCTCCCATCTTATGTTTATTTGGCCGGAAGATATGACTGACAAAGAAGTTGAGGATGCTGCAACCGCAATTAGTGGAGCTTTTTTATTTCCAAAACCCGATGTGATTAGAGAGCTTGGTGTTCGGAGAACCAACATTAGTAAAGATATGGAGCTTGTTGCCAAGGAATATGGTATCTCCATGTTCTTGTTGGTTAAGCGCGCGCAAATATCTGGTATTATATCTTTGAGTTTAGCTAAGGAATTTTACATTAATGCTTCGCAGGCCGGTTGGAGAAAGAACGAGCCGTCAAGGATCAAAGAGGAATGGCCGACCTTATTTGAACAGTTAGTTTACCGAGCTGCAAGTGAAAATGAAATTAGCATTCAACGTGGCGCAGAATTGCTTAAGATTTCATATGATGAGATTGCCGCTAATTGCTGCATTCGCGAGGTATAATGAATGGAGTATATCAGCAGCGATACAAACGTATGGATTGATTTTTCTGTTATTTACCGTACCGAATTACCGTTTCGATTACCGTACACATACATCATGAACTCTGATGCGATTGAAGATGAATTGCTGTCTCCTGACGGGTTGTGTGAAGAACTGAAAAACTGTGGACTTGTCAGTGTTGAGATCACTATTGAAGAATTTACACTTGCCGATGGATACGGTCCGAAATACCCTCAATTGTCAATATACGATCGAATTGCGTTAGCCATTGCAAAATCTCGAAGCATATTTTTACTGACAGGTGATGGTAATCTACGAAAAGCTGCAAAAAACGAAGAGGTATCTATCATAGGTACATTAGGCATAATCGATCAGTTGCTGGACGGTGAACACATCACAATAGACGAATATGAGTATTGCTTAATTGAATTGCAAAAGAACAATGGATCAAAAGTAAGACTTCCAAAGAGTGAAATCAATTCAAGGCTTCAGCGAATTAAAAGGCATACAGGAGTCAAACAAACGTGATACCTAATGATACCACATGATACTCGACCCTTATGATATTATTAAAATGCGGAAAGAGAATGCACATAGCCATCGAGGAGTAATTCCCGGTGGCTTTTCTTATGCCCAGAAAGTGAGGTGAAATTATGCCATATAAACCAAAGCGACCTTGTGCTTATCTCGGTTGTCCGAATCTGACAGACCGAAGATTTTGTGAGGAACATGAGAAAAAAGAAAACGCTCGCTACGAGAAGTATGACAGAGATCCTGCTGTACGCCGTAGGTATGGACGAGCATGGAAACGCATCCGCGACAGCTATGCGAAGGAACATCCTCTCTGTGAGAAGTGTCTGGAGCAAGGCAAGCTGGTGCCGATTGAAGAGGTTCATCATATCGTTCCTCTTGCTGAAGGTGGTACGCATGCACGCAGCAATCTTATAGCTTTGTGTAAGTCATGTCACGCACAAATCCATGCGGGGCGAGGTGATCGCTGGCATAACCATCAACCCGGAGGGGCGGTCTGA